TCATTGGGAGCCTGCCACAGACGTTCAAGGTGGTGGTGTGTTGCCTACACCAACGACTATGGATCACCTACCTCCTCGATCAGTGGACTCGATGATCAAACAAACAACGATACATCGCAAAGGACGAACCAAACTAGCAAATCTTCGAGAAGCATTGAATCCGCAGACAGTGGAGTTATTCAATCATTTACAAAGCCTACCGACTCCAACGGCAAGAGATTACAAAGGGAGAACTTCAGCGAAATGGAACGAGAAATATGGTCCGAAGGTGCTACCAGACGTCTTAACCCAGATTGGAGATCATATGCAAGTAAGCCCATACTTCGTAGAGGAGATGATGGGCTATCCTATCGGGTGGACCGCACTAGAGCCTTAGGAAATAGTATTGTACCTGCTGTGGCTGCGATACCATTAAAAAGAGTACACGATCTTTATTACAATGAATAAATTAAAAACTTTAAAATTAAATAGAATATCAAACTTAGAAAAAAAATTAATAGATCAAGATTTAAGAGGTTACGATCATTATGTTTTTATTGATGGTAATAGAAAAGCACAACTTATAACTAATGGTAAATGGGTCACAGAATTTATTAGAACTGCTGTTATAAAGCACAATGCCTTAGTTTGTGAAGTTTTAAGTATGCGTGAAGAAGATTTTTCAGAACAAGAACTTAAGGATTTTGAGGACGGCTTGCTTTCATAATTTTCTCTACTTGTTTCATAATCATAAATTGATGAAAGAGAAACAGTAATTTATTTATACCTTTTGCTTTAACAATTTTTTCTTCAATCATTTTCTTTGACTCTTGTTCAGCTAATCGTGCCAATGAAGATGCAAGCACAGTATCCATTTTTGCTTGGTTTCTTATAAGATCACAACAAAATGCTTTTATCTTATCTAAATCATCTGATTTCATAACCTCTCTACATTTTAATTCTGTAGAAAGTTCAACTTCAGCTGGTGGAGATTCAAATATGATTTGAAAAAAAGTGTCTTTCATGTCATTGAAGAGAAGTGGTAGAACCAGGGAACATTCTGGCTTCTATAAAAGCAACTGCTTGATCGTCTATTGTATTGTCCGTTTGCTTGGCTATTGCCTTTAACAGATCTAATATTAACCTTTTCATTGCCTTTGACTTTATAAAAACTAGAAGAATAGGTTTTAGAATTTTTACCATCGGTTTTATGTGTTACTTCCCAAACATAGCTACTTTGCTAGTATTAGACAAGAATCTTAACTTTTATGGAAGATCAAGAACCTAGTAAAATTGAAACCATTGTGAAAGTTTGTGTGCTTTTATGGTCCGCAACGCTATTGTCCCTCTCATACTACGAACCGCCTTCTGGCAAAAAGATCGTAGATTTTGACCCGACATTTATTGCTTCGATTTTTTCAGCTTCTACTGCATCACTAGGTTTTCAGATAAAAAAGAAAAAAGATACTATAGTAGATAATAAGAACAATAAAGCAGGTATCAAATGAAAAGTTTTTTTACGTTTTTACTATTTGCTGGTATTCCAGCTTCATATGCTGGAGGTATAACCCATACAATATCTTCATCTGTACAGCTTGAAGCGGTGACGGCTGGCAGCATTGCAGAAAAAGTTTCTAGTTCATACAGTATCTCAGGAAGCGGTGTAACCACACTAGATTCTGATGATGCCAATTCTATTGGTGGCTTTGGAACTACATCAGATGGCGTACCATCAATTACTTTTCCAGATTCAGTTTCGCAAACTACAGCAGGAGAAGCGTTTAGTTTCGCAACCAGTTATGTAGAAGGTGACGCTACTCCTTCCGCAGCCAGTACAGTTGGTGAGATACCAAACTTCTCAAATATCACTTCAACTGAATCAGCCTCCGTGGGAACAGCAGATATTGGTTTAGATAACCATACCATTACCTTAACTCCTGGAACTGGTACAGGCGTTACTATTACTGGATCGTTTGTTACTGACTTAACCATTGACTAATGTGGAGGACACTGCCGTTTGTTTTTCTTATATCTAGCCCTGTCTACGCTGTGCCTGTGGTTCCTAACTTCACTCAAGGATCCAGCACCTCACGCACAGAAACCTCTACAGTTATTACGGAATCTATACGAACATCAAACTTTAATTCTGGGTACACATATTCAGTTACAGGATCAGGTATCGAACATGATGGAACAACTATATCTGCTCCAAATGCAACTATTACTGAAAATATAAATGGTACGACTTATACATGGACAGGTTTAGATTTAGGAGAAAAACCAAATTGGTCAATAACAAATCCTGGAGATGCCTTTCAATTTACAGAAGTCTATACACCACCTGGTCTAGAATCCGTCACAGACGTAACACGCACCATAGAGTCTCAAAGCGTAACAGATACCACAACTATCTTCTCGCAATAACTTTAGTAGGCAATCCAGTGTTTGCTAATGTGTCAAACACAAGTGCACCAGTAGCCCAATCTTCATCCAGTGTATCGAATTTTGCTACTCAAGTGCTCGGAGGGCCGATGGTAGAGAATCATTATGGTAACGGAATAGTTTGTTCTGGCCCACAAATGGGATTTACTCCGTTTGTAACTACAACATTTAATCAAAGAAGGCCGATGGATTATACTTACCACACTCCTGTTTATGATCCAACAGACGAAGATAATAATGGTGTACCCGATAATCCAGGTGATATACTATATTTTCAAGAAAATTATAGTGGCAATAAAGATTCTTTAGGTATTAACTTTGGATTCGCATTTACATTTAACATCCCACTCGATAATAGATTTCAAAATTCTTGTCTTGATGCAGTTAATACGCAAATTAAATTACAAGAACAACAGTTAAATGCGAAAAAATTAGATTATGAAATAGCAAGACTTAAGCATTGTGGAGAACTTATGTTAGCTGGAATTTATTTCGATCCTAAAAGTGAGTACGCAAAATTATGTGACGGGGTTCGTATCGCTCCAAAACCTAATCAAGTTATTCCGCACACTCACGAACTTGAAATTGGGCAGTAGGCAAGCACGGTTAGACTTGCCCACCTAGACACCCTATCCATCGCCATGTCGAATAGGGTCTTTTTATTCTACCTTATCTTTTTTCTTTGTAAGTTTTTTAAATAGATTTTTTATAAGAGGTTTGACAAGATTAAGCAGTAGTGGAGTAGAGGCAGCAACAGTAGCAATAACAGCAGTGCTAACAAGCTGTGGAGGATTCGGTATGTATTGCTCGATGAATTTAGTGCTTTCATACAAGGTTATACATTCACTACCATCTTCGCTTCTTTCATGCCCAATAACACGCTCCAGCTTAAATTCGTTACGATAATCTCCAACTCTTTGATCTTTTTTACCAGGACAAGCAACAAAAAGAGGATCGTCTTTTTCTTTTTTAGGTTCGTATTTTAATCCTTCTATTGTCGGATTAATAAATTCTTCCGTCTGATTGGGGGTTTTTGATTGCGTGTATTTAAATTCGTTGGGGTTATACTCCAAAGGTTCAAAACTAGGAATACTGAAATTACCGCATTCTGTATATGTACCATATTCATCTTTCTCATTATCAATAAGACTTGTAAGGTTATTTCTATGAACTCTTACACAACCAGGAATATCTACAACAGGTTTATTTATATAATTTACTACTGGATTGTTGTATTTCCAAATTGGTATTTCATGTATCTGAATCTCGTTAATTTTAAAATGAGGAATCTCACTCATTTTTTAGGCAAAGGCATAGATGGTCCAGTAACATTAGGCATTACATTATCTAAAACTTTAGGCATAGCACCTTGTACGTTTCCAAGTATTTCATTCATAACTTGAGATTTAAAATTTTCTGATGTTACATATTTGTATCCAAAATACGCTCCACCACTCATAGAAGCTACCATTACAAATGAGATGATACTTAAAACATTAGCTATTTTTTGAAACATGATAAAAGAAGCACTAATTAAAGCAAGCGTACCAATAACATTTATGGTACTTTTCCTGATTATAGGATTAGCACCACTTTATGTCATGTACGGAATTATTGATAGAAATATACCAGTAAAAGCTAAATAAAATTAAAGTTAATAACTACTCGTCTTTTTTCATCTGTGCATGGTATTCCTGCGTGACGCATTTGTGAATCAAAAATAACCACTCTATTTTCTTTACTTTGTACCTTTGTGCCATCTTCAAATAATGTGTATCCATTATTATTGTTCATGTAGGCTATTGCCGTTGTGCATTTTACATTGAAATCTGTATGAAACTCTCTTGTTATATGTTCTGCTGTTGATACATTTAAATTTGCTTTTATTCTCATTAAAGATATAGGATTCATATAGTCAGCAAAAGGTTTAATAATCTCTTTCCATCTTGGATAATCACTCATAACTCCTGACAAAGGATCATAAAATTTATGAATAAATTGAAATTCATCTGGATCACTTTCACCCACTTCTTTAGTAACCGAGTCGTTCCACATCCATGGAAACCCGTAATCCATTATTAATGATTGTGCTAATTTAAAATCTTCTTCTGGTAAAAAGTTGTCAACTACCTTCATCTTCAACTTTTTCTACCGTCAAAATATCTTCAACAGCAGCTATCCCTCCTTTAAGTTCAAATATTCTTTGTTTGCAGTTTTCTACTACTTTAGAGGCTTCATTGTAGTTGTTTACTATCTGCTGTAACTCTGAATTTAGAGCTTCTAATTTTTTCTTTGGATCCAATGTTACTAGATTGATATTGTATTACTATAATATACTAGCAGTTTATTGTAAATTCAACCCTACCTTACAAAGTATTTGTCTAATACAATACTGTTATCGCTAGGATCAACACCAACATTTGATTTCATAAGTATCCAGTTAGCTCCTATTGGTTGGCCTCTACGAACCACAAGCTTTCCTAATAAACCTATAGCATCCCATTCTTTTCTTTGAGATCTAGGAATATACGTTCTAGTTGGGTCATAGTCAGGATTATAAGTTCTAGAAGGCCTAGTAATTCTAAGGTTTTGATCTATTGCAGCTTGTGGTACGTTACCTTTTGCCTTTTCTGCTTCAATTTCACTAACTAAACATTTAAATTCTGGACTTACATTGTGATCATTTATATTTGGTTGTGGTCGTGTAACTTTTTTACCATCTATAAAGTCAGTCCCAAATTTATTCCAAACTAAATATTCTTTATCTTCTGTAACCCAACTACCATACGCATCTTTTTGATGTGCTAAATCCCATTCACTCCAGGCTGATCCCCCCACAACTGCTGGCAAAGCAGATACTACACCTATTATATTTGAAGTATTATCACTATCTGTAGCTGGTCTGATTTTCTCACCATCCATTACAACAGTTATACCTCTTCTATCAGCATTATTTGTATTGCCATCTGTCCATTCAAAATATTCAGCATAATCAGTAGCAGGGCTGGCATAACTACCATCGGCTTCAACCCTACCACTTGACTCAACTTTAAAAATAGCACCACCACCTGTAACGGCTCTTATAATATCTTCTGTGTTATCACTATCTCTGGACCTGAGTGTAGTATGTTTATTAGAGGAGTGATACGCAATAATACTAACATCAGCACCAGCATAGACACTATTTGGTGAGCCTTCATCAGACTCGCATCTACCAGCAAATAGATTAGATTTACTTTGAACCGCACCATTAGCTTTAATGCCAATTTTTTGGTGTTGGTCGTAATCTACACTGGTTGTATCAGATCCAGAATTAGTGTAATAAAATACATTTCTATCTCCATCATCTCCAGCGTCCCAAGCTCTTATAAAAATACCAGATCTATAACCTGTTGCTAAATCAGTTCTTCCGCTATAAGCATTAACAGAGTGAGCACCATGATGAAAATAATTTGAAGGAGAGTTAGTATCATTTCTTGTTCTTCCAGAATTAACACTTCCACTAAAGTGAGCAGTCCCATCTTTTCTTATATGCCATTCATCTAAACCGTTAGATACATAACCTATTGACCATCTATCATTATCTGTAGCATTAGTATGTGCATGTACCTTTAAATAAGTAGTATCTGCACCATCGGAGTCGTTACTTACTCTAAATGAATCATTTTGAACGTGAAGGTTAGCTAATGCATCAGATGGCGTACCAGATGATCTCATGGCTATTTCACCATTAGATTGTATTCTCATCCGTTCACTAAGACTATTATTATTTTCTGTAATAAAAAATAATTCTGAATTATTTACTGATGGTAATTCCATACCAATTCTTGCTTGACCTTGACTTGTCTGATGGCATAAAAAAGCAATATCAGCAAACGTACCACTAGTTGTATTATCGGTATTGTATATGGTTAATCTAGCTCCTCCCTGTGGTAGGCCAGGGTTATAAGCAGTATCATTCTCGTTTTGAATAACGTGAACACCACTTGTAGTAACACCATTTGAACTTGTTTCAAACCTTTTAGTATTATCGTAATATAGCTCTACGGCTCCATTATTTATACATTTTATATAACTCTCACTATTATCAGCATTTACTAGACGTAAAGTTCCTCCTGATTGAATTAATAAATCACCTGTACTATTGGCGATATAAGAGTTCGTTCCATTGTGATAAATTTGTAAATCTCCACTATTACCAAGTTCCACCATTTCGCTATCTCCACAAATTAAGCCATCTGAATAAACACCACCTATTACTGTGATTCCGTTTGTTTGTGTTTCAAACTTTTCAACTGCATCGTAATATAACTTTACGGCTCCATCATCTTGGCAAGATATAGAGTTTTCTCCAACTTTTGCTCTGATGTGAATATCACCACCTACGTCACCACCTACATTATTTTGAATATATAAATTACCTGTATAGTTGTTAATAGAACCATGAGTATTATGATAAATCTGCAAATCATCACTATCTCCAAGTAATATTCTCTCATTATCACCCATATCTAAAGCATCTGTTTGTAACGTGCCAGTGCATATTGCTCCATATTGGCCAGTTTCAAAACGCTTAGTATTATCAAAATATAGTTCTACTCCTGCGTTAGGATTACATATAATTGATTCTTCATCAGATTTTGCTCTTATTCGTAATGAGTTTGCACCATTACCTCGTATATAAAAAATACCAGTTCCCGAATTATCTATAAATGAGCCTGTTCCATTGTGATAAATTTGTAGGTCATCATCATCTCCAAGTTTTATTATGTCACTATCATTCATATCTAAATGAGATGTGACATTTAATACTCCACTAACTGTTGCTCCTCCAGCAGTAGTCTCAAACTTTTTAGTGCCATTGTGGTAAATCTCTACGGGTCCACCTCCAATAAATCTTGCTTGAACTTGAGTATTATCTGCATTGTTTATCTTTAGTTGACTAGAAGAGAGAATTAAATCACCAGTTCCACTATCTATAATTCTAGAATTTGAGCCGTCGTGATAAATTTGTAGATCCATTGAATCTCCAAGAGTTATCTTGTTACTATCGTCAAGACTTAATCTGCCGTTAACAAATGCTCCATAACTCGTAGTCTCAAACTTTTTACTGTTGTCGTAATATAGCTCTACTGCTCCATTAGGAATAAATTTTGCAGCTAATTCACCTGTAGAAGTAATGTAGAAAATTAAATTACCTGTACGATTTTCAATGACCGAGTGTGAACCGTTATGATAAAGTTGAAAATCAACACCATCTCCTAGTTTTAGTTTTCCTACCCCTGAGGCTTGATCTGGAAGTGTAATATGATTTGCAACTGACAGATTACCAGTAACATCAACTCCGCCACTTGTAGTCTCTAACTTTTTACTGCCATCAAAATATAATTCTGTTGTTCCATCGGCCAAAAACCTGCACATATTCTCTGTGCCACCAGGATTTTGTACATTAAATTGACTTGCTCGAACGTATAATCCACCTGTACCTGAGTCTCTAATAAAAGAGTTGGTTCCAGAGTGAAAAATTTCTAAATCATTACCTATACCAAATCTGATCTTTTGGTTATCAACCAAATCTACGTTGGTGGCAAGATCCGATCCAGTGATAGTACCGTCTTTAATACCTTGTGTGCTGATCTGTGTAAGTGCCATTTACTTTGCCTCCAATGCTTCTACTTTAGCAGTAAGTTCTTGTATAGCTTTCATTAAATATACAACCATACCTGATGGGTTAAACATATAAATATCATCATCATTTTTTGGATATGCTTCTGGAAAACTATTAACTAAATCTTGAGCAATATAACCTTTTGTTTTTTCCTCTCCATCATCTTCATGCGTATAATTAAATTTTTGTGGATTTATATTTTTAAATAAATTTAAAGTATTTTCTGTCCAGCTTTCAAAATTCTTTTTAACAGACCTATCAGAAGTTCCACTATTATAAGATGTTGAACTGGTAGTTACATTTATTGAACCTACTTGCGTACCACTTCTTTGTAAAGATACACAATTACCATTGTTTGTATTTCTATTAAAAGCAGCAACACCTCCACCATTTCTCGTAAATTTGCTTTGTCCATTCTGCTTTAACTCAACACCTGTATCGTTTATATCCGATGAACTTTTACCTAACAAGAAGTCACCACCCATATTAAATCTGGCTCTATGAATTGACCCTAAAGAGTTAGCAGTCGTACTTGTATGAAATATTATTTCCCCACCTTGTGATTGATTCATTATGTTTACATCATCAGCATTATTCATAATGAAAATAGAACTTATTGTAGTTCCGCCACTATTTACTAATTTAATTCCAGTAGATGAAGCACCATCAGTATTGCCAGCCTCTACCGCTATATTTGTTCTTCCTTGACCCGAACCGCCTTTTACTAGAAAAGAATCAGAATTATCGTCTGTAAGTTGTACTTTAAGTCTATTTCCACCTGGAGATGTTGTACCTATGCCTACGTCACCATCATTTGAAATATGTAAACGTGCATTTCCATTAGTATATAAATTCAAAGGATGGTTAGACTCTGAACCTATACGAAGATCACTGTCTTGAACAGTTTGTATAAATGCTTTTGTACTTTCAGATTGTGAATTAACTCTAAAAACAGTGTGAGGTCCTGAAGCATCTCGTACAACGAGTGGAGCATTAGGTGATGTTGTGCCTATACCTACGTTAGATCCTTTTATAACCATTCTTGTGTCGTCACCGACCCCAAATTGCATAAATGGATCAGTGCCATGATTGTATTGAACAAAGCCATCAAATTCAGCATCACCACTTGTTGCATCACTAAAGAAAATACATCCATTACTGGTTGTACCTGATCTGATAGTAATACCAGCATTTCCAGAATCAGCAATCGTAAGATTATCTGCACTGGCATGACCTTCAGTAGTAGTTCCTATCATCACTTTCCCATTTTGATCTATGCGTATTTTTTCACTTTGAGCCATTCTGACAACAAAAGGTGCAACTCCTGTTGAAGCAGTAGAGTCTATTCCAAATACACCATCATCATCATCAAGAAAGAATTTTACTCTTCGATTATTATTTCCTTCAATCACATTCAAGGTGGTAGCTACTTCTTGAGCATTAGTTGTAGAACCAACCACAAAATTCTTATCGGGTGATCCTACGGTTGTAAAATCAGAAGTTCCTATCCCAACAGTGCCATCACTTTTTATACGCAAGCGTTCTGTTGGAGTGTTAGAGTTGACTCCATGTCCAATTATTAAATTACCTGACCCATCATTAATTATTCTTGAATCTAATCCTCCACCAGGAACAGCAAGTAAAATTTCTGGATTTGAGTCAGTAATTTTAAAAATACTGTTTTGTACCTCTGTTGCACTTGTAAAAATTGGAGAAATCTTTGACCCTGCTATCGCTGCATTTGACGCTACTTTTGCATTTGTAACACTATTTGCTGCTGGCTCACTTACCCCAAGACTTCTAAATGTAAGAATAAAAAAATCTGATCCTGTTGCTGGAGCGTCACCCAGGATAATATCCGTTCCATCAACACTAAAACCTTCGCTTGGCTGACCTGTTCCTGCCACTGGTTTCTGTATAACACCATTAATACTTACCAATAACTGCTGTGCTGATACAGAAGGAGGAGAACTAAGAGTAAATCTATATGCCGATCCATTAAATGTTGCACTACCACCGCCCGTTCCAGAAGATGAGCTAAGTGTGTTTATTGCAATATCACTACCACCACCAGCTATCTCAGCAATAGCTCCACTGTCCATTTTGGTAAACAGTTTACCATTATCAGTTCTTATCGCTAATTCACCAATAACAAGATTATTTGCTGCTGGATCGCTACCAGAACCTCTTTTATGTTTTATTACATTAGCCATGAGCTATAACCTCCTTCAGATTAATAGCTACCACCGTCTATGGTTATACCATCAAATGTTGTTAGGTTTGTGATCGAACCACCTGTTATTGCAACAGAGTTAGCAGCTTGAGTTGAAATGCTGCCAAGACCTAATGTTGTACGAGCAGCAGCAGCATCGGCATCATCTATTAATGTCTTTGCATAGTTAGAAAGGCCAAGTGCTGTTAGGGCTGCTGTAGCTGTTGTAGCTCCTGTACCACCATCTCCTATGGCAAGCGTTCCAGTGATTGAACTAGCATCTAGTTTTACAGCTATCTTTGCAGACTCAATAACAAGGCCACCATTAGTTTTTAAATCCGCAGATAACTCGTTACCAGACTTAGCAATACCATTGCCAGCTATTATCTGACCAGCACCAGAGAACTGTGCAAATGTTAGGTTGTTCGTTCCAACAACAGCAGATCCAGTATCAGAAGTACAAGTAAATCCGTTTTCTGCGTTAACTGTTCCCTGCTCTACAAAAACAAAAGCACCAGCAGCGTTAGATCCCGTTCCCATATCTGTAGTTCTTGATGGTGCTCCAGATGCGTTGACATTGTAAATACCATTTTGTGACGCAGTAGTTTGGTTCTTAATAAGTATTCGATCACCAGTTTGGAGCGTTACACCATCTATAGATTGACCATTAGCAAATGCAGTAGATAGTGTGCCATTTGCAGTAGTTGTGGCAACCACAGAATCTTTGACATCAAGACCTTGAGCAACTCCATCTACATAACCTTTATTTGCAGCATCAGCATCAGCAGTTGGATCTGCTAAGTTTGTTATCTTTTGAGAGTTAAAACTAACGGCTGCTGAAGGAGCAGTCATTTGATCTAATCTATTTGTTCTTACACCAGTATCAAAATCACTAATCTTTGTATGTAGAAGCGAAGGTATATCATCTGAAACAAGTGACCTAAATGTAGGTGCAGCATCACTTCCTGTAGTCGGACCTGATAAAACTTTATTAGCATTTTGTACTGTATCTTTATCAAAGAAACCACCTTTACCACCAATTTTTATAACACTTGTAGCTGATCCTCCAGCACCACCCGTTCCTTTTCCTATAAATAGGGTTTCATTACCTTCACTAAACGCTAGTTCTGCGTTGGCTAGTGAGGTGGGTGCTGACGATCCAGTAGATCTTTTAATTCTTAAGGTGTTTGCCATGTTAGAAGTTTCCTCCGTCTACGAGATTTTCAACGGTGCGAGTTTGATCTGCTTTAAATGTACCACTTGTTGAATCAAAATACACTACTGAATTGTTGACTTTGTTGGAATCATTTAAGTTTGTGCCAGTAGTAGTAAACTGTGGACCTTGTGGCCCTGGAGTTGCAACTGTGACAACATTAGTGTCACCATTAACAGTAACAGTGTTCTTTTCAGTTGTAATGCTTACATTACTCATGCTGTTGTGTAACCCTCGCTCATAAATATTGTACCTTCTAAATAATATTCTTTAAGCCCTGCTCCATTAATTAACAAGACATCATACTTCAAAATATTAGGAGTAAAAGTAGCAGTTTGGGTATCAGTAAGAGTAATGCTTACTGATCCAGCCGATCTATCTGTATAAGTAACAGAAAAATCAGCATATTTTGTGGTGCGTGTTTCTTCCCAAACCTGTGCAGCTACAGTAAATCCAGTTAAATTTATTGCAGCATTATTAGAATCTTTAAAAATAAGCGGAATTGTATGATCCGACCTTCTTTGAAGCGTAAAGTTGTATATACCAGGTTCGATTGCCATAATTAGAATTTTATTATGTACATCATAGCTATGTTACGAGGTCTTGATTCTGCACTTGAGCTAGTAGGCTGATAGCTTGTGTTAAATGAATCACTAAATGTATGATTGTGAGATGCGTTTATACTAAAACCACCTGTAGGACTTGTATCAGGACTACCTGGAGTTAAAGGAGCGTCTTGATTTGCCAATTTTGTAAATATACCGCTTACTGTACCATTACCTGCAAAAGTTTCTGATACTTTTCTGACGTTACCTGTCAAACTCTTTGTGCTAGTTGTACCACTTACACTTCCACTGTGACGGTGGTAAGCGTTTTGATCGCCTTGGGAACTGAGCATACTTCTTCCGCTATCTGTTCCTTTACCATTATCAAAACCTCTTATAAATTCACCCCGTAAATCAGGCAAACTGGACCCGATCAAAGCTCTTAAAGGTGCAAAGTTCGCTGTTATTCCTTGCACTGTTCCTGTACCATTTGGGATGCTATCACCATTGCACTCTAAATATCCTGACGGTACAGATGTATGTGCAATACAAAAAACAGATCCTCTAGGTACACCTGCTACAGTTGTAAATGATAAAGCTCCCGCACCATTTGTCTGTAGCATTTGACCGTTTGTACCATCGGCTCCAGGTAAGCTAAAAGTTATACTTGAAGAGACTGAACTAGGTGCTTGCAGAGCAACATAGTTAGTTCCGTTACTAGAAAACTCAGCAAATCTTACATCTCCTTTATTTCTTAATGTAATTCCATGACTATCTACTACACACCTTTCAACGCCAGCAGTTGAAAATCCTAAAACATTAGAACTTGACCTAAACATTCCTGTATCTGTATCATTATCAAACGCATATGCTGGAGAACCAGAGCCAGATCCATCATCACCTAATATTGGACCTGTCATTGATCCACCGCTTTTTAGTAGTAAACCTAAATTTGGTTCATTAATAGAACCTACAGTAGTAAATCCATTATTAGCTGCGTTTCTTATTTTTAAATTATTACTATCTGCCGTATCAACATATGGCATAAATGCTTCTGGGTTTGCTGGATCAGTACCACCACTGTTTAATGTTTTTATCGCATCGAAAACGGCATTGAGGTCACTTCTTACAGAAGCTCCTGACGCATTAGCTATGTTGTAATCTGATACTTGACTCATTTACAGAATACTTTTCTCTATATTACACCCCTTTACCATAACCGACAGCTTGGAATGTAAATTTCTTATTAACTGGATTGTCATTACTATCTTTAATACTTATGTTAAATCCTGTTCCCGTTACGATTGCTCCTGCTGCATTTAAAAAATCACCATTAGCATCTGTCTTTATCGTAAAATATTCACCTCCAGCAGCACCCATTATTGTTATACCAACTGAAGGTTTAAAAGCATTTACTCCTCCAAGAGAAGAAGTGCCTGTAAAAAATGGAGTACCAAATGTTACATCTAAACCAGAAGCGGAAGTTCCAGAGCTTTGAGGCAATGTAGATACAGTACCTCCTGTTTGATAATTTTGTTCCGTTCTTGATTGAAATTCTGCTGTATATCCTGCTTGCTGCACGTTCATATTCTGTGCAGTATTTGTAGTTTCTAAAATTAATCTAAATTTAAACCTATGACCTTTAAATGTACCATTTGCAAAGTTATTAAACGGTCCAAAACTTCCTGAACCTGTTTGTGAGGTTGCTACCTGTACCTGACAGTTAACTTCATCTGCTGCTGGTCCATCAAAATTACCATCTAAAGCAGCATACTGATCCCATAAAATACCTGGTGGTCCTGGAATTAAAGTTTCAATATCTGTACCAATAACAAAACCAACAGAACGTATTACTCTTCTTAAATCAAGAGAAAATACAGCACCTAAATTTAATACATCTTTAAAAGCGTATTGTCCTGTTGCACTTGTAGCTGGATTAGTAAGTTGTAAAGCACTTGTCGTATTATTAAACGTTGTATTTGTTTTTGTTCCTTGAAATGAAGGACTATCTAAATCTTCTCTATCTTGCAATATAACCTGAGTATCAATAAGGTCAGGTAAATCTTGAATTACACTTGTCTCTCCAACACTAAAGTTTCCTTGGTCATCTTGAAACTTAAGAATATACTCTCCGTCTAAAGAAGGAACAACGACATCTGTAGTACTACCAGCTAATGCAGTAACAAGGTCAACGGAATTTTGGAACGTTCCAGTGCCGTCCGTCAGATTACTATGCCTCACATAAACCCGCCCTCCGTGAAGGACATCGGGATCTACAGCTTTTGACCATCTAAGCCTTACTAATTTATTAGTAATAGGCTCTATGGATAAGTTTTCTACGTTTCCAGGTGGTGTTGTTTTACCTACAGCAGTGAATGTCAAATTGCTTGATGTTGATGATAATCTTAAGGCTGCATTAAATGAAAATACTTTAAATTCATAAATTCCTGCTTCTGTATTTAGGATTTCAAAATCAGGTCTAAATACAATTTGACTTACCCAGTTTGTACTATTAAATCTATATTGGACAAGATACTGACTTACGCCTGTAACTGATACCCAAGATAAAATTAATTTACTTACTGCTAAAGCATTTAGTACGACAACTCTTTCTGATGCTTGTAAATTTCCAGGTGGATCTTTTGGCTCATTTAGTAGAGATATACTTCTTGAAGGTAAACTTATACCCTGTTCAATATTGGCGTATTTTCCAGGAACGTAAGTTAAAGCTGTAATTGCATAATTAATTCCATCTTGTTCTTCAACAGTTATTACTCTAAAAGTTTGTGCTTCTAAATTAGAACTTTGTAATAACCAAATAGCATTTACATTGGGTGTTGCAGACAACGCTGAATCTAATTCAATAACTCCATTAGTTATACTTATTACGTTTTTTGTCTCGACTGTGCCATCAGGTAATATCACACTGCACTTTTTATTTGATCCACTAAAGGTATTAAGATCTTTTGTATTATCAACAGTAATCTGGGTAGTAGTTGCTGCATTTATTCTTCCTGATCTTCTTTCTCCACCACGAACAGGATCATTGACAGAGATTACAGATCCAGGTCTTACAATTGCACCAGCATCTATTGATGTTGTAAAACTAATCACTTCAGATTCATTCTGCTCACTGAATAATATTGCTTTTCCTAATCTTTGAGCTTGACCACGGGAGGTACAAGCAAATGCTTTTACATCTTTTTTAACTATTCCTAATTTAGCTTGTGCAGCAGTATCCTCTACAACTTCATAATCTATTTCTCTACTATCCATATTAAAATAGCTGACAGAAATAACAGAATGTCTTTGTTTTAAACTACTACCAGAATATGAAAATCCACCTTCACCTACGTTTGCCAAGCTAAATAAATAACTTGGATCTGTTGGTTTGTCTTGTGTAATAGTTACAGAACCTTCAGACCAAATAGGAAAACATCTCATAACACCAGCTAATTCATTTATTAGTGTGTATGCTTCCATAGATCCCTGTATATTTACATTGCAACTAAATCTTGCTTCCTGTCCTCCAAATCCATCTGATACCAATTCATTTGCATATCTACTGGCTGCTACAAAACTAAATAAATCTAAGTTACTGTCTGTAATGTGTGTTCCAAAACCATATCTTTCAGTAGTTAATAAATCAAGAAGTATCATTGCAGGGCATGAACACCAAACAGCAGCACCCATAGTTCCATTAAATATGTAACCACTTGGATAAATAATTCTTCCTGTTTGTAAATCAACAGTAGGAGTGCCAGAATTTGATGCTCCTGCTCCTGGTATTCTTACCTTTACACCACGAATACGAAAAGCTCTCTTTGGAATAGAACTAAACTGTTCAGAATCTATCCTTAAATTTGTATAAGCACTATTTAAATATCTTTGTTTATCATCAACAATTTCAGTGATGCTTGTCCAAGTAAAAGCATTTATTAACTGTGATGATGTGCTATCTGCTGTAATTCTTACAACTCTTATATCAACAGGAAATGCACCAGTTATATTTACACGATATTCTTTTTGGTACGCATCAGCAGTTCTACCAGTAATAGTATCTGATAAAACATTGCTAAAACCACCACCGTTATATTGAATTTGTATTTTTAATTGAACAGAAGAACCAAGCAAATCTCCTTGATCTGTAGCTTTTTGTAATTGTGGAAATGTTATTGTTACCTTTGCAGCATCAACATTCGTATTAGTTATTTGACGAGTAACAGGAGAAGAAGTTGTTACTGTTACTCCTACACCTGTTGTTGACTGACTGCTTTCAATACCGGGAATATGTTGTTGGTTTGACGTTCCAAAACGAGGTGTGAACCCTACATTCTGAAAGTTAAAATCTGCTGTTTGAGGATTAGTGTTGCTGGCACTGGAATTAAGAATAGGAGTGTCGTTTAAAAATATATCTTTTAATGCTGCGTTGTTATAAGCTGTAGATCCTTTTGTAAGTCCTGCTTTTGAAGGAGTAGCAAAACCTTCTATTTCTCCTTCAGATAATAAATCTTGAATACTAGCAAACTGTCTGCTATTTAAAGTATCAGGTGCTCTTGTTGGAGATGGTGGAGTGGGAGGAGAACCACCAGAACCTCTAATAATTTTATCTGTCATGCTTGCACCTGGTTAGTGTCAATTCCTGCCGATATTACTACTGATCCGCATACAATTTCTCCATAACAAATTGGGTGGCTAGTTCCTGCCCGTGATGTATTTTGAACACCAGAAAAACTAAATGATATTCTTGGATCTTCTTCATTAGTAAATTCTTGTGGTTTAGGTAAAGGAAATAACATTTCACTTACTCCAATTAAGGTAAGAGCAATACCAAGATTACCTATTGCTGCCGATATTCCTACACCGCCAGAAAAACCACCAAAACCTAAAGCTAAAGAGGATCCTCCCGTAGCAAATGCAACTCCTATTAAAGCAACTCCTAGTAAAGCTCTACCAGCACCACCAGCACCACTTATTACAGGAACAATGTTTATGTCAGATTTTCCCGTGGGATTGTGGATGTCTTTTTCACTTATTTCATAATCATCTACTAATACTTTGTAATACCTTTGATTCATATGTGCTTCTAATTTTGGAAAGTTGGTAACAAGAAAACGTATTGCATCAGCAGTACAAGTTATTACAGCATCTAATTCTTTATGACCTATAAAGTCAGCTAGTTCTCCATAAAGTTTAACTTTTCTGAGCATAGCGATACCTCTTACCAGTACATTTTAACAACCACTCAGAATATGGCTCTCTACAAGATAGTCTATCTGCTAAATGATGTAAAACCATATCTCCAACAAAAATCGCTACATGATTTAAAGTTGGATGTAATATTGACATTAGTAAAACATCACCTACTTCAAGTTTTTCATCTGCTCGTAATTCTCTAAAACCTGTTCTCCAAGCATAATTTTCAAACAAAGGATTCTCTAAAAATTCTTGAGGTGTCATAGTTCTAGCATAATCTTTTAGTTCTATATTTTTCTCTTGCTTATACCAATCAACAACTAAACTCCAACAATCAGTAACTCCCCAAACCCAAGGTCTGCCTAGTAAGTTTGGAACGTAGCCTTCTGGCTTGCATTCACCCCACTCTTCTGTTTTAGGGTTAACAATATGCCATGGCAATTTACTATGTTCACAACTTATACGATCAGCTTGACTTGGTATTGGTGGGGTAGTTGGGTGACTATGAACAACAGCAATAATATCTCCTAAATTATCTGCCTTCACATAATCTTCTGGATTTAAAATAAACTCTTGATGATTTGTTATAGCTAAATTTTGACAGGGATAATATTTTTGTTTACCTCTAATATTCAATAAAAGTCCTACAGCTTCTTTTGGATCTTGGTCTTTTGCATGAACCAATGCGTCATCTCGCCAGCTCATTGTGTAAACGTACCAATACTAGGAAATAAAGCACGGGTGCATTGACGTTTGGGTGCTCGAACTCCAGCCATGTCAATAGCTCCTGCTAATTCAAATTCAACTACTTCTCTATTTTCTGTTGCTTTTCTATCAACTGTAAATATCTGACGTTTAAATTCTGCTGTAGGATCTGGTGTTCCTAATGGATTTGAGTTACCTGGAAAATTCACAGCATCAAGAAATCTTGCCATAGTTCTAATCCTAGTAAAAGTAGCACCTGTTAAATCATTACCAGCCGTTGTCTCATTAACAAGTAACAAAATAGCTGATATGGTTCCTAACGCATTACTTATTGTAAGTTTTGGTCTTGGAATCTGACCACGTTGATATGCAAAGCCTGTAGCTTCTATAGGAAATCTAAGATAAGAATTACCAGCCCAAACTATTTGACCATTTGCATTAAGGTTAGATCCAGAATGAAATCTATAAGTTGTAGTTGCACCATGTAAAGAGTTATTTAGCTGTAATGTAAAAAGCTCAATAATTGCAGAAGGATTTATCTTTTGAACTTCACTAAATACAGGATCAGTACTCATGGTTCAAACACCTCTCTAAATGTTGCTTGTATTGTTGCTCTGTTTAAATAAGGAATTGATTTGCTCCATCTTTCGCAAACAAATTTATATGAACTAGGTTCTCCAGGTGGTTGATAATCAAAACTGGCACTGTCATTTGCTCTTGCATCTAAAAATGTTTCTATCGTATCTGCATCTGTTTCTGATACTTCCCAAGTGAAATTAAATGTTTTCGGATTTTGATGTTCTGCTATACCAAATAATATTCTATGCTCATACCCGTCAGCAAAACGAACTGTCCTAGTTTTTGGTGCGGATCTTTTTTGCTGCCCGTATTTTGGAGTAATTGAAGGAAAGGTAGCCATTACGCAAGTAAGCCTCCAGGCCTTTTCTGCTGTACTAATTCAGATTGTACCGCTACTGATATAAGACGGCCAAGCTCTCTACCTCTATCTTCATCTCCTTCAACAGCCGAGCCAGAAGCATCTACATTTACTACTACATTCGTAGAACCTCCTAGCTGATGGTTAGGTGTTATTGATCCGCTAACTCCAGGTGTAAACATTTCTGGCCCACGTTCTCCAACAATATAAGAATTACCTCCTTTTACTGGTCCTCCATTTGCTTTAAATATAGATCCTAATAAACCTCCACCTCCTCTTTCAAAAGTTCCTCCTATGTTTCCAAAAATTGCTAAATTTAAAAAAGCATCAGCCATTTTATTCAACACATTATTTAAAAGACCGCCTAAAGTTTCAGTGCCTCTAATTAACCCTTTAATACCATCACCAATATCTTGAGCAATGATATTAGAAACTTGTCTAAAAGGATCTATTAAAGCTCTTGCATTATCAAGTACTTGTTCTTGTAAATTAATTTTTGCTTTTAAGATATTTAAATTATTTAACTCCTCATCAGTTAATTCTGTTCCATAATCTAATTCAAGTAATTTTAAATCATTTCTTAAATTATCTAATTTAAATTCTTCTTGTTTTATAGTAAATTGTTCAGAACTTATATTTAATCTATCTTTTTCTAATTGTAAACTTTGTTCTAATGAACGAATATTTTTATTAAATTCTGCTTCTTGTGCTATTTTTTGTGCTTTTTCAAACTCTTGGTTAAATGATAATTGGTCTTTATTTGGATCAATGGGAGCTAAACCCTTTTCAATACGTTTTTTATTTAGAGCCTCAGTAATAAATTTTTCTTTAAGTTCTTTTTCTGTTTTTTTAAAAAAATCTTCTACACCAGGACCAGCTAAAGGTCCTGCAACCGCACCAAGGCTAAACCCAAACTCTTCTTTAGTTAATCTTGCAGCTTCGTTTGTAGCTTTCATCTCAAGACTGGCAAGATTAAATCTTCCTACTTTATTTGCTAATGATTGTCTATCTATAAAACTAAGCAAAGATTTTATAGTTGGTCCTAATACTTTTGAAAGCATTAACGTAATTGCAGTTCCTAATTCATTAATTTGATTTTTAAATTTTGTCATTTGTTCTGTATTTCTTTTAATGTCCTCTGGAGTCTTACCAAACTTTTTATTAAATTCAGCTAAAACTAAATTTGCAGCAGTAGATTTTAAGCCTAGTTTTTCAAGTCTTAAGGCAAGATCACCAGTTGGAGTGTTTGCTAAACCTACTTTATCAACTAATAATTGTATGTTTTCTGTTGGTTTAGCTAACGCATTAGCTAAGTTATCTAAAGCTGAACCTATTGTTGTACCAGCTATGGATAAAGCAAAACCAAACTGACCTCCTATCATTCCACCTGCTGCACCACCTAAAGCACCACCAATAGCAGCAGTGGGTCCTTGTCCAAATAGTAACGGAAAACCACCACCAATAATTGCACTACCAGTTGCACCCGTTAATCTTTGTCTCATAGACATACCACCACTAAATCTATTCATTTTTCCCAGAGCTTTTTCTTTTCTCATACGCAAATCTCTTAATTTATTACCTCTCATTAATAATTGATGTTCCCGTTCTTCAATACTTTGCATTCCTAGTTGTGCTCTTTTAGCATTTTCAAGTGCTCTATTTCTATTCGCCATCTCTTTGCTATAAGTAAGTTCAGACTTTGCAAGTGCTTTTACAGCTTTATCAAATTTACTTGTTCCAATCGCTGCCGTGTTTAATGCTGCTTTAGACCTTCCTACAACTTCTTCTAAATTGTGAAAATTTTTAACTACTTTAGTTCCTTGTTGTGCTTCTTTATTAAATTTTCTTATTTCTCTTTGAAGTTGTTTTACACCTACTCTTGTTTTTTGAAGTTCTTTTGCACCTCTAACTGCTATTTCTAAATCAACATTATAATTAGCCACTTTCTAATAAAAACTATAATATTTCTTTTATCTTACCTCCTTCTGCCTTTTATAGCACTACTTCTCTGCACTTTGTCTTGTTCTTTTTGATATTCTTCATGTTCTAATTGTGCATAAGCAGCCCAACCTATCATTTCTTCAACTGTTAAAGTTTCACACAATTCAGCAACAGTCTTTCCTAATTCTTTTGCTAACGAATAAATAAATTTCCAATCGCTTTTAGCTTTTTAAATCGGCTTTAGCCTCTTCAACCTCCTTTTCTTGACCAGCATTAATCATAGCTAGTTGTATTTCCTGTAAAATATTTGCTTCTACTTCTCTTCTTAAAGATGCTTTATCTCCATCTTGAAAAAGTTTATTACCATCTTTATCTAATGCTTTTGTAATCATTAAAGCTAATGCGTAATCATTTACATCATCAACATTAGATTTTTTTTGTATTGATTCTCTTTCAGCAATAGTAAGTGGATGCCAATAAACAGTAAAGATAGTTTTTCCTTCTTTTTTTACATCATGTTGATATAGCTGGCTTACACCAAAACTATTCTTCAAAAGTTCAATTGCTCTAGTCATAAAATAAGTATTGCTACTTTATTATACTAGGCATTTGCTGAGAATTGGCAAGATATTACACCAACGAAATGACTTCTTTCTTCAATATCTAATAAATTTGGCCCTACTATATCTTGTACTCTTGGTTTTACTGAAAATGTATCTGTGTAATTAGAAGCATTTACAGAAGTAAGTCCATCTATAACTTTTTCAGAAATTTCTATTAATTCTCTTGTTCCTGAGTTTTTAGGAACATGAATATTACATTGAATGACCCCAGAATAATAATCTAAAGCTGCACCTTGAGGTTGAACTGTAGATTGCGAATAATTTACATTCATAACTACATATTTTTGTTCTTGCCCAGGAGTATTGAAATTTAAATTATCAAAAACCATTGATATAGTTGGATCATTAATGGTAACAGCATCAGTAACCGCTTTTTCAAATGCAGCACGGGTATCTCTTAAACTCATAAATTAATCTCCGTAGAACTTGCTTGTGGGCCTGATCTACCAAAACCAGGACTTTGCCTTGATTGTAAGAAGATCCTACCTTTTGTTCGTTTTTCTTTCATAGTATCTTTAATTATTTTTGCCATACGCCCTTGAATAAAATTTTGAATTTTACCGCCTTCTAAAGCATAAGCAGCGTATTTTGCTCTATTTCCAATAAAAACTGGCTTATTAATATTAAAAATTCTTCTATTAGGATACCTTATTCGTACAGTTGGATTACTTGGTCTAGTGCTAACCCACTTGCCATTTATTGATTTAGTACTTGATTTTTTAATATTTGACCAAGGTTTAAATTTTGTAATATCATCTTTTGCTTTTACACCAGTTGTTTGCACTTTCCAGCTCGAAGCAAAAAATCCTGTCCATACGGGACTATGAGTTTTAGTTGACAAACTTTTATGAGTTTTATTAATAAGAGTATTAAAATCATTATTAATTTGTGCTGTCATGTCAGCTATAGGATCACTTTTTAATAAATTTTTTTTTCTAGCCATTAGAATCGCACCATAACAATGTAAAGGTACACTTGATTACCTTTCTTAGTATTTATGTCATAAATCTGTGCAGTTCTTAGCTCTCCTGCATATGTAAGTTTTATCTTATCTTGGAGCGTGACCTGGTTATCGCCAATCAAATCTGGTGTTATGTAAAGTTTTGCCCTTCTAACTTCTTGTCCTTCTTCTTCTTCAGATTGTATAAATTCAAGTGGCACTTTAATATCCGAAAAAGTCGTATCTATACTTATAAGTTGACCCTCTGCAACGTTATACTGTTGAACTCCTTTTTTAATAAAAGTAATATTATGATCAAAAGAATCACCTAAAGTCGCAACGACACTTTTAGCAACATTTTTAAATAATGAATCAAATTGACCAGCCATTATCCTCTAACTACCCTCATTTGATATGTACCTGCTCCCCCAAGCATATACGCTCCAAGGTAGCTTTGTAACCAAGGGTAAACATCTAAAATATTGTTTACAGATCCAGTTCCTTGACTCTCTGTATTATATTTAACTCGAATTTCACCCAAAGCAACTTCTTCAAAATTACCATCTTTACCTGTAGTGCCTGTAATTGCATCAGTATCATTTGCCAATGCTCTAGCTAGTTCATATTGTGCATACTTGATATTGTTTGGAATAGTGGTACAAGCTAATTCAACATCATCAACTTTATAGTTATTTCTGGGAAACTTAAGTGCTTGTCCGTTATCACATCTATCTCCGTAATAAACCAAAGTATCAATCCATCTTGTAGCAGCTATCAATGCTCTATTCTTTTGATCATCTGTTTTATTAGTCCAAGTGCTTGAATCTGGCACGGTTTCAAAATATGTATTAGCTTCTGCCAATGTGACATAGCTATTTGCAGTAGCACTTGATAATGTTGCTGTTATAGTAGCTGCCACGATTGATAAAGTAATTTAGTTTTATTGTAGCGTAAAGAAAAAACCCCACCAATAATTGATGAGG